CCGACATACCTTTGCTATAGTTTTTCTCTCGGAGTTTATGCATTTTACGCTCAAGAGAGCGTCCACTTGTATCAACTGCTACAATCCACCCGTCAATTCCACGAGAGAGTCTCCATGCAGAGCCTAGTCCATGTCGCCCACGGCCAAGGAAGATTCCAAGAGCTTCATATGGACTACGAGCATTGACGATATGTTCTTGTCCAGCGACTCCCATGATTATATATTCCATATCATCGGAACGAGCTGATTGCGTAAAGGTAGATTTAGTATTCATATATGTTTAAGTAGTGTATAGTATATATTGATGTATCATTGGTGTGCATAGCTTTGTAGGAATGTACTCCATTCAGGACGCATCTCATGTTGACTCACAATGACATCAGGTATTTGAGGCGCACTTACTGGTTGGTTATTTACATTATAGTAAGGATAGATGCTGCTCTTACTAGAATTGCAACGGCGACATGCAAGTGTACGATTAGCGTGTTCATCGCCACCTCCACGGCTGCGCGGCATGATATGGTCAATTGTGAGTTGGGCGATTGGATATTTCTTAAGGCAATATTGACACGTATTACCATAAATCTTAGCCAAGTCAGTTACGAGTAACTTCTTTTTAGCGTGCCGGCGGTAAAATTTGTTTGTAACGGCAACAATTGTTGGAATAGGCCATACATCATGTTGCGAGCAGAGTACTGGTGTATTCTCATCAAGAAAGGTATTACTATAAGTCATCCATTGCGTTAAGCTCGTATAGACATTGCCATGCTGATCCAATGCTGTAACTTTACCGTTAAGAACATACGTAAAAGCAACGCGTGCAGGTATTGTTGTGATGGGTTGCCATGCAAAGTTTAGCAGTAATGTCGTCTTTTCATCAGCTTTGACTCGTTTCATGTTTTTTAAAGTAATCTAAAATTTCAGCACTACTCTGTAGTTTTGTGCCATCAGGACATACTAGTGTAGGTACGCTGCGGATGCTGTTTCCAATAAAGTAAGCGGCATCACGACTTAGGTCTCGTGTGTCATAGTCTGCACCATATTGTTCTAATTGAGTTTTAAGAATTTTGCAAGGTCCACAAAATTCACTCGTTGCAAGTGTCGGTTTAACATTCATTTGATTTTATATGTTTTTACTTCAATAACCCCAATCTCTAAACTATATATCCGTCGTGCAGCAGCTAAGCTTAAATCAATAACGCGCTTGGGGTGTGGGCGTAATGGACGTAATGCTACACCGCTTGTGCTCGCCGCAAAAGGTCCACGATCGGTAATCTTTACATCAACGCTTTTACCATTTTTTGGATTTACAACACGTACCATACTGCCTAACGGATAATGGCAACTTGCTGCGGTAAGAGCATTGTCGCTTAGCGGTGTTCCGCTCGCGGTTGTTGTTCCACCGTTTGTTCTTACGCTATAGTATGATGCATATCCGGTTTTGCTTTGGACATTATAATGTTGGCCTAACGTGGAGCCTAATGTTAATAGGCATAATGCGATGAATATTAGTTTTTTCATAAGATGGGTTGTCGGCTCAGCCTTCAGATTTGACAAACTGTGTTTTGAATTTTATGCTTTGAGTTTTGAATTTTGAAAACGGCAATTTGAGTTTTGAATTTTTTGCCAAATATGTATAGGCAATTGCGGTGTCATTTTCAATATCGTATGCTACATAGCATGTAGTTCAGAATTAGTATCACGAGGATACATGCGTCATTTCATCCGTCCGAGCCGACAAAAGTTTTTATTTTATAGTCGTCAACGCATTGTAGTTGTCAATAGTGTCTTGCAACTTTTCCGCGAGACTGCGATAAGTCAAAATTAAATTGTCAACATTTTTTTGATCAAGCGCATATTCAATTGTATATTCACTATCGACAATACGGTTAAGAGCATAGTCATGCACCTGAACAGGATAACCACTTACACCAGCCTGCAAGCTTTCAAGAAACTTAATTACGCCTTTAGTTTCGGCAAGATCTGCAAGTTCGGCTGAGATGCTAGCATTTGCAACAGCGAGTTGTTGTTTGATCCTTACAAGATTTGCCTTTTCTTCAAGCAAACGATTAAAGAGAATCCCAACATCATCCACAGGTGGACGATTACTCTGATGCTTATTGCTCTTAACAATTTTCTTTTCAAGTTCGGCGATGCGACCTGCAATACGATTCTTTTCTTTAAGTCCTTGTGCGATGTTCATAATGGTATTATATACTGTTTATTGTGTTTTGTAAATATTATTTTTCGTAAATTTCAAATGGAACGTTATCTTTGAAAATCTTGTTAAGATAACTCATAAAGTCATCTGACGTATCAGCATTATAGACATAGTCAAACAAGAAGTCTTCGGCGCGCGTTGATAGTTGAGCTTCGCTACAAAGTGAGCTCTTTAGTTCTTCATAAAGCTCATCTTGTTGTCGCGCAAGACCGTGAATAACTTGTCGCGTTTCTGTGATATGTCTGTTATTATTTTCGTTCATCATATTGTAGGTTGATAATTTTAAAACTGCCAGCTGCATGCTTAACAACAACACCTTCAAAAGTCTTGCCATCAATCTTATCAATCTCAGAGCTATATTTTTGAATGTGTGCCAAAGTTAACACGACTGCTTTCTCAAGCATTGGAACAACAGGAATATTTAGTTGCTCACAAACCTTCTCGTAGTAATGAGCGTCAGCTGGATCAGCATACTCAAGTTTATCCATATTAAAGACATTAAAGGCAGCGAAGTTAAGCGGAAGTTGACCGTGAGGATTTTTACCAAAGCCCTGAATACCATTGCCATAGAGCTCACCGCGCAAGCTTAGACTAACATCATGATGTTGACAATAAGCTAGCAGCTTGTTGACGATATCATACTTGGTGACTCCTTGAATATATTTGTTATCACATTCAGTTTTAAGACGCAAGCTACGACTAGTGACACCAGTCTCCCAAGAGCATCAATCTTGAGAGTAATATCACAAACTTCACCAAACGGCAAGTCAGAGATATTCTGCCAACGTTCTTCATCAGTCTTAGGCAAGCCACATGGCAAAAATCCAGCAGCGGATAAATCTTGTGGTGCAGGCGGCTCGTATTTAGACACGCCAATAATCTCAGAGACTTCAGTGCCCGACACAATATCGCCATAAGCAACAAGAGCAGGCCAAGTGCTAATAGGCATTACAATACCAAAGCTCCATACACCACGTAGCTTACATGCCTTTACACGATTGCTGCGTGCTCTAAAGACTGCAGCCCATGGCTCATCAGGCAATACTGTATCAGGTTGAATAAGAATCACACGATGCCCAACTGCAAATTTATCTTTTTGCACGATGCATTCATATCCTAAGACACGTACAATCTCAAGACTATCGGCATTATGGTGTGGCAGCACAGCTGTTACGGTTTCTACTGTTGCGAGTTTCATGCTTTTAATAATTTATATAGTTTAATTGCTTTAAGATTTGCTTCAATTTCCCATGGCTGCTTGCCATAAGCTGAGCTATGTACATCATGCACTTGCTCATAAAGTTTACCTTTCCACATTACATTACGATCACCCATAATTAATTTATCGGTATGAAATTGTTCAACATGCACAAGCTCGTGCAAGAGAGTATGAAAAAAGCTACGACGACTCTGACGTGCATCAACATCGACAATATATTTTCCCCCTTTACATTTAGGTGGATAGGCAATGCCAGACGCTTTCATGCGATAAGGTATAGCTCGCACTCGCAGCTCAATTGTTTTTGGCAAATCTAGACGATCAATAATATGGCCAACTTTGTCATTAAAGAGCTCAACATAATTGAGCGTAGATTTCTTCCATTGACTATAATTGCCGCTAATTAATGGCGACGTGATTTTTGTAATGATCTTTGACATAACTTATGCTTGTGCTGCAATTACAGTTTCCAGTGATTTACATTCAACTGCACCATAGATGTAGTCAACGACATACCAATTCCAAGATCCATCATCATCTTCTTTGAGCAGATAGCGATAGTCAAAGACATCTTCGGCTGCAAATTCTTTGATAGTGATTGGAGAATGCATGTGCAATTCTTCTTTGCGATCACGATGATAAAATACACTTTTATCGAGAGTCTCCGCAAGAGAACTCATATCGCCTAGCGCGAGAAGTTCTTTGACCTTTGCTGGATCACGATAGTGTTCATTAAGAATTTTTCCATTATGTTCAATATATCCATCATAATGACAATAGGCATATTTGACTGGACCTTCTTTAGTTTCTTGAATTGCGATTGCTGAGCGTGTTGACATAAGTGTTTAGAAGTTGGCAAAATTTAGTGTAGGATATTTAGCTTGGATACGCTGCTGCAGGATCTTCCTAAATTCATAGTATGCATCAAGAGCGGCTGCGTCATCCAAGTCGGATAAGAGTTCATGTGCTACATTATCAAAGTGAGACTCTAGTTGTGCAAGTTCATTAGCAGCAGCATCCAATTTTTTTTGTAGTTCTTTTTCTTGTAGTTGTTTGTTCATAACGAGGAAAGTGTAGTGTTTTTTGGCGGCGGTGTCAATGTTTTTCTTTGATTATTTTTTAACAGCATCACGAGCAGCAACCCAAGCAGCCCAAGCAGCATCAGCAGCAGCATTAGCAGCATCAGCAGCAGTGGCATAAGCAGCATTACGAGCAGCAGAATAAGCAGCATCACGAGCGTCAGCCCAAGCAGCATCATCAGCATCAGCAGCAGCATAAGCAGCATCAGCAGCAGCATAAGCAGCATTACGAGCGTCAGCAGCAGCAGCGCGAGCAGCATCATAAGCAGCATAAGCAGCATCACGAGCAGCAGTAGCATCCAATTTTTCTTGTAGTTGTTTGTTCATAACGAGGAAAGTGTAGTGTTTTTTTGCGATTGCGTCAATGTTTTTCTTTGATTATTTTTTAACAGCATCACGAGCAGTATCAGCAGCAGCATAAGCAGCAGCATAAGCAGCATAAGCAGCCCAAGCAGCCCAAGCAGCATCAGCAGCATCACGAGCATCAGCATCACGAGCAGCAGCATAAGCAGCATCAGCAGCAGCAGCATAAGCAGCAGCAGCAGCAGCAGTAGCATAAGCAGCTGCACGAGCAACATGCGCATCAGCACGAGCAGCGTCATAAGCAGCGGCAGCAGCTGCATAAGCAGCAGCATGAGCAGCATGAGCAGCAGCACGAGCATAAGCAGCGTCGGCAGCAGCAGGATCATGAATCTTTTCTTCGGTTTGTGTGGTTGGTGTCATAATGTTGTGGTTCCGTTACAAGATTATTATACACCAAAAAACACCAGCTGTAAATAAAAAAATGATGAAAATGTGAAAAAATATGAAAAAAGTGAAAAACCCATAGATACGTATAGGTTTTTACTTTAATCTTTTGGCTTACGAAAATAGTTTTCGAGCGGATTTTTATGCGTTATGATGATGATGCAGTCATTTTGATAAGCTTTTAACATAATCCATTAGTTGAAGCTTTGATTGCATTCCTATAGTAAAATTTGCGTGAAACGCAACAACATTGTCTTCTAGCAAGAATTCTTCTCCTTCCCAAAGTCGAACTTCAGCGTTTATGTTTCCATATGTGGTAAATGAATCGTCAAGAAATCCAAAATCTAAGTCAATTTCTTCGGTCTTTAACATTTCGTTTATGACGGTTTGATCGGCTGAAGTATGAACATATTTTTCCCTTAGATGATCAAGACGATGCAATACTTCAGTGAAGAATGACACGATCTTATTGTTGTTTTTAGCAATGAACATTCCACAACAAAAAGATCCTCGATCACTTTGAAAACATATGTCATGTTCTCCTATAGATTTGCACATAGCCGATACAGCGTCGCCTCTTATGACAATGTCGCTATCAAAGTAAGCCACCATTGAACAAGAATTGTCCTCAAGATTTTTTAGGAGTGTTTGTATCTTAAACTTTTGAACCTCGTAAAAGTGCGAAGTCATAAAATCACCCGAAGGTAAATCGCATTGCACAATTTCTAATTGAACGCCGCATTGTTCTAAAATTGCAGCTTGCAATTGTTGTGACAATATTAAATGATCTGACGTGCATATATTAAAGGCTTTAAACATACTGTTATATATATAGAATATGATTACTGATATTTTTATTAAGACCTGCAAATATGATAAACAATACCATAAGTATTGCTTACAGTCCATTAGAAAGTATTGTAATGGATTTAGAAATACGGTTGTAGTTAAAGGAGAACATCCCCAAGGGTACATCTATCAACAGGTAGTTAAACTTCATGCAGACAAATACACAGATGCGGACTTCATATTAGTAACTGATTCAGATACACTGTTTAATACACCAGTGACACCCGAATCATTTATGTCTAATGGAAAACCGATTTGGTATATGACTCCGTTTGAACAATTACTTGAACATAGTACATTGTTCAAATGGCGTAAAGTTATGACTGATTTTTGTGGAATTGAGCCACAGTTTGAATTTATGCGCAGACAACCATTTATGTTTCCACGCTATGTCTTAAAAGATATTCAAGAATACTGTGTAAAAACTCATGGAAGAACTTTGGAAGAATATCCGTTCGACCTAGGAACTTTCACCGAGTGGAATGTACTTGGTTTTTATTGTTGGATTCATCATCGTGATGCATTCACTTGGGTTAATACCGATGATGGTATTGGTGATCCACTTGTAAGACAGTTTTGGTCGCATGACAAGGTACAAAAGAACATAGAAGAAATCAAACAAATACTAGAATGAAATCTGAAAATCAAAACTTTGAATTTTTACAAAATGGACAAATGATTTTGTCTAATGATACGCATCTTAGCACTTGGGCAAAGGAGCACGGTAGCATTGTAACTGATCCTCATTTGTTTGAATTCTTAAAACCGTATCTTGATGAGGTGCAGTGCATCTGGGACATTGGAGCAAGACGGTTTATGCGTTTGAACCCAATCCATTAGCATATGAATGTTTATGCCATAATTGCCCGGACTCTCATAACTATAACCTAGCTGCAAACTCGTATGAGGGCGAACTTACGTTTGAGACACTGGATAATGTAGGAGCAAGTCGCATATCTAAGAATGGAGAAATAAAGGTGAAGGCCGTGAAACTGGATACGCTTGATCTACCAAAACCAGACTTCATTAAAATAGATATAGAAGGCTGGGAAATCAATGCGTTACAGGGTATGCAAGATAGTATCAATACACATAAGCCAATACTTTTTATTGAAATAAATCATGGCGCATTATTGCAAAATGGTCACACCGCAGATGACATTCTAAATTTTGTCGAATCTGCAGGTTATAAAAACATTATCACATATCCAATAAATTCAGCTATTAGCGATCCTCAGTTAGACATATTAGCGTTTTAATAATATGATAGTACATTCATACATACAAACTGAAGGCGGTATGGGTCTCGGCGACTTTTTGCGAGGATCACTTGCGCTGCATCAAGTGTGTCATAAAAAAAGATCCCAGTTCATAATAACTTTTAAAGATCATCCAATTTCAGAATTCATTATTGGAAACGATACACCAATACCAAAGGATTTGGAGATTCACAATTTAAATAACAAAGCTGATTTTATTTTTAAATTAAAACATCATATTGAATTATTTAGGGGGAATCGCAGGTTAAGAGACGCACATATAGGTCTTCATTGTAATACCTTTCCATTTTATCCGATACATGATATCACAAAAAAGTTTGTGAGCAATTCGTTTAAACCAAACGATTCTTTAAATGCTGCTATACAAGCCGCAAAGCCTAAAGAAGATTATGAAGTCATTCATATTCGCACAGGCGACTTGGTTGCTTACAACACCGCTATAAACACCACGGTTGCATATAACTACAATAGACTCTTGAAGCGCATCATTATTGCAGTGAATGAAATAAAATCGCAATCATCAAACAAATTTATTATCATGTGTGACTCAGACAAAGTTAAGGAGACATTGTCAGAAATATGTGGATTGGTACCAACATCTGCAGAGTCCGTGCATTTTAACCTTGCAAAAGATTGCGATGCCAAACGTGTAAAAGATACTCTGGTTGACTTCTTCCTGCTGACGCATGCAAAAGTCATCCATCAATTTTCAGTGCACGGCTGGGGTTCTACTTTTAGCAATTGCGCACACTGGATTTACGATGTGCCATTGAAACGGTATGAATTGCAATTAGATTAATTATATTTAGTCAATTCCAGCTCCGTCACGAAATCCAATTACATATGGGAAACGAGGGACACCAGCTGGAGTTAAGTTAAAGTACTTACACGTGGCATAGCGGCCAACATAGTTGTCAGCTTCAGCTAGCAGAGCTGTTAGAAAAGTATGGTTGCCTTTAATATTACTGCGGAAACGAATACCGTCTTCGCGCTCAAGAACGGCATAACCAGCCATTCCAGTCTTGTTGCCATTACCTTCCTCAATGCTTACAATACGATATTCATCATCTTGAAACTCTTTGCGCTTGAGTAATGTGTTGCTGCGTTTATATTCATACGGATCATTAGTGCGAACCATTTGACCTTCATATCCATCTTCAAGAAGAGTGCCGTATAACTCATCAAGAGTTTGTTCGTCGCATGCAACATATGTCTTTACAGGAACAACCGCAGTCTTTTGGTCAAAACCATATTCACTGCAAAGAGTTTCAATCTTCATGTTGCGATCAAGAAACTTCATCTTGCTGTCCGCAATGTCATACCAATGGTATTCAATTGTTGCTGCGCTCTCCTGCAGATCTGCAGCGGTAGGCTTAGTCTTTTTGATTAGACTGCTAATCTTATTAAAGTCATCATGCAGTCCGTGGCAATATAATTCACCATCCAGAATCAAGTCTGGGTATGCTGCAAACACTGGCTCCAATGCTTTGAGAATATGCGGGATGGTAACCCATGGTTTGCCGTTGCGACTTGTTGCGCCATGACGTGTAATCACTGCACGCATACCGTCTAACTTGGGTTGACAAAACACTGGAAATGCAACCTTGCTTCGCCGATCTTCCCACTTTTTTGCCAACATCGGCTCAATGAATGTAAAGGTGTCAACCGCAAGAATGTCTTCAAACATTCCACTGTCACGTTTTTTCTTCCAGCACGCTTCTGCTTCAAACAGCGCTTGTGCAACACCGTCACGCTCATTGCTACGCCCTACATTGGTAGGAGCAGTAGTAAACCATTCAGTGGTGACAATCTTACCGCCATGTTGACCATGCAATGTACGGTAAGCGTTTTCTTGAATTTCAACAGTCCATGTTTGAATGGCTCCTGTGCTTGTGCGAGAGTATAGTGTAGGTAATTTCATAATTTATTTTTAAGGCTGTTTACAATTTCTTTAAGTGCTTCTAATAGTGCGCTAAAGTTTCGATCGTGTGGATCTTCAAATCTCAGGTGTGTGCAATTTGCTTGTGCATCGTATTCACACCAGATACGAGTACCATCATTTTTTCGGATATAAAATTTCACTGCCATATTATTTACAATAAGCTACAAGAGATTCTTCGCCAAATACTTCGGCTATGTTTGTTGGATGGAATTTTAGGAATGTCAAGATAGTCTTGAATGCATCAACATATTGGTCAATAGTGCTATCGGCATTAAGTGTTAGAGCGAGGTTTGCTGTTTCACAATATCCGCCGCTTACTTCAATTTTAATAGGTGTATGTTCGTTCATAAATCTAATTTTTTCCATCCGTCTTCAATGCAAAGGTAAATGTCATCATTTACCACTACTGCATCACCAATCGTGATTGGTCGTTTCGGAGACTTGTAATATTCTTTCTTAAGCTCGTATGTTTCATCAGGTAATAATAAGCTTGGCGCATTTGACATGATAAATGCTTCATCAGCTGCATCATCACCGGAGTGTTTAGACTGGTAAGTAAACGCGAGGATGCGATATCCCTCAACATTTTCAGTAAACTTTGTTGGTCCAACATTTAAAAATATGTCTACGGTGTTACTCATGCTTTACTCTTACGCTTACGTGGTGCCTTGCTTGCTGTAGAAATTTCAGCTTCAAGCTCAGCGCGTATTTTATAAAGGTGAATCAATAATACTTTTGGATCCACATCATGGAAAATTAAAGTGCGCCCACGATGGTTAGGTTTACCAAAAGTTTCAATACGTGCCTCGTGCATTGCAATAGATTGTGTGATATAGTCAAAGTCGGCTTGTAGTTCTTGGAGCTTATTCATAGTATTGGTTACGTGATTATTATACACTAAAAAATTTCATATGTAAATAAAAAAATGATGAAATATGAAAAAAGTGTAGACCCGTCACGATACTATAGTGATTTTGCCGCAAATTCAATAGCTCTAGCTGCTTCAACATCCATAGCACGGTTTTTATACCATGAACCTGTCTCAGCATCTATTTCGCTGCATAATGATGATATCTCGGATGCGGAGATAGGATAACCGCGGCGCATTGCATTGCCAGCAATACTTATCATGATTTGATACATCTTGGTGTACCATCCGCTATTTTGAATCGTCTTATATTCGTTAATCATATTCATATTTACAAACGGACAATCATAATATGAATTCCAGCTGTATGAGCGATTGTTTAATGCGCCTAGGCGACGCGCCTCAACCTTGCGCTTGAGGTCATCGGGCAGCTTGTCAAATAACCGTGAACCAACATGCGCTTGTATATACTCATGCTTAGTCATTAGCTCATATGGATCTAATAGCGGAGAGTCTCGATGCGAAAAGATAAAGTGATTTGAATCTGGATAACGAGCTGGCACATAATACATACGTGACAGGTCTTTTGTTTGTGGATCAGATAGCGAATTGTATTGCTTGTTAAGAGCATACCAAAAGTGTCGGATCTTATCTGCTGGTACTTCACACTGGAGTGGAATCACAATACGAAACTTAGGATGTTCTAGTGTACTGCTTGCAGATGAATAACACACAAAGCGTGTATCTTTAAATACCTGCACCGCTTCTTCAAATGTGCCAGAGTAATCATCGACATCAAGTGCAGCCCATCCGCCCCAGCATGTTACATTTGCATTCTTTCGTGTTTCGCCTTCAGCAAATAGCGCCGGTGAGATTAGTGGTGAACCTTTACGCCATTCGCCTTTTTTAGGTTTATACCCAGGCTGTTTACTTAAGCTATATAGTAAATCTTCAAATGCATCAAAGGAGTCAAACTCCATGCGACGATGAGTCTTATTGTCAAAGATATTATTAAAAATTGTAAAACTATATTTCATGCAATTGTGTTTAATGTCCCATGATTACCAGCGTGAGACGGCGCAGTCGAATTTTTGTATTCCGTTATGTCTAATGTAGTCCATTGGTGTTTATGTAGCATATGATTATATAAATTTCCGCCATCTAAAATTTTATCGCATTCAGCACATTTCCATTTTGGGACATATTTTTTTGGTTTTCTCATTTTATTTTTACTTTCTTCTGAATGTTTTTTACCAAAAAAACCGTTATCTTCTCCACAGCTTTTTTTATGTCCTTTAATGAAAGGAGTTTGACCAGCATCGCAGTTTATTTTTTGTTTAGCTGAAAGTAACTTCTTTGTTTCATCTGAATGTGTTTTTCCAAAAAATGGATGTTCAGCACCGCATACACTTCTGCCAAACCAACCATTAGGACATGCTAATGACATATTCATATAACGATTGGATTTTACGACGTCATATTTTTTATGTAGGTATAATTCATTCATGATTGCTTCTTTTCGAGTTTCGTATATTTTCAATATACGTGTTTTAAACAAATGTTTATTTTCTAATTGTTCTGCTTTAAAAATATCTTTATATTTTTTTGACTTTATTGATCCGTTATAACCAAAAGAAATTTTTTCAATTGAAGTAGATCCAATATAACGACGTGGTAATTTAGTTCCAAAGTAAATTGTTAAGTAAGTGCAATACATATTTAAATGTATTTATACTTTTTAGGATTTGGACCTAACCCACATTATTTTAAATTTTTGTTAATGTTCCATAATTACCAACATGGGATGGCGCAGTCCATCCTTCGGGTTTGATAAGGTCCGGTAAAGAAAGTGGATTGGGACGTGATGGTTTAATTCCAACCTCTTTATTCATATTAGCTCTTAGCACTTCATCCCATGCAGCATGCGCGTCAACACCAAACAAGTCGAGTGTTCCTATTGCCACTACACACAAGTCAATAAGTGCATCAACAGTTTCCTCTGCATTCACTGGTCTTGACAGCGATGCTGCGCACAATTCATTATATTCTTCTGCTAAAAAGTCAAGCCTAAACTTTAGCAGAGCGCCCAAAGACTCTTGCGATAATTCCGCAACCTTAGAGTTCACACCATACTTCTTATGCATATCTGCAATATCTTTTACCCAATTTTTTGACATATATTATTTGTGTTTATATTTAATTAAAGAAATCTTCAAGAGAGCTGATTTGAATTGCGCGCCAGCCTACAGCATCTAGCACAAGCTGTAACGGATCGGAAAACGTTTTTTCAAACAGTAGGTCACGATCAACCCAGCGATGCAGGTCAAACTCCTGCGGCATAACATCAAGAAAGCCAATAACATTTTCATGCGTTGGATTACCTTTCTTTAGATATGTATACTTGATTCTATCGCCACTCTTAATAAAATGATACTTTTGTGATAACTCCTTTTGTTTAAGCAAATGATTATACATAATGGCAGCGCGGCTGTTAATGGGTGTACCTTTCTTATAGGGTACCTTAACATCATTTAAGCCAACACGCTGACTCCATTTTCCAATATCAGATACACCACGAGGGAAGGCCATCTTTTCAATATCATGTGCATCAAAGATTTCACGGAAAGCCGAAACTTCATCTTGAATTTGATTCTCATTTCCCGTCACAAGAATCTTAAATATTTTCTTAAACTCGTCGCGACAAATTTTTGGTGTGCTGCTCTTAATTGCCTCAATACCTTTCATTACAATCTTTGGTTCGGCATAACATACGCCTTCACTAGATAGCACGTTTAAGATATACCGTTTCTTAGCAGTAAAGATTGCAACACTGCTAATCTTTTCAACCTTCATAACCATGGTGTTCCTAAACACATTTGTTTTAAGCGCGAGTTTTTCATATGCGCTTTTAATGACAGGCTCCAATGCATCTTTACCAAAGCTGATAAGAAACTCATGCGGATCTTTTGGCTTACATTTGGCAATCACATCGCTTAGGTTAATGTAAATACTATCAGTATCAGATGCGGTAATACGATCCTTTGGAGTAACATCCTTGAGCGCGCCGGTTAGGTAATCGTTTACTGCATGTTCCGCTGTATGAATTGCAAGTTGCCCTGATAAGGTAATGCCTTCAGCAATATCAATATTAAAGTAACGGAAGTATTGATTGGCAGCTGCGCCATACAAGCTGTTAAGCAAAATCTTTAAACACATTTGGCGATTACTTGCACGGTCAATTTCAATTTGTAACTCTTCATAACGAGAGCCTTTCTTGCCTAATAACTCTGCTTCTTTTTCAGCGTCCAACATGCGGCGCTTAACGGCAACACGCTGATTATAGAGTTCTTCAATAATCTCAGGCAAGATACCCTGCTTATCGCATTTAAAGCATGCACCGTTAGCAGCAACTGCATAACCGTTAGATGGCGCCCATGAATGATCGCTGCTTAATATCTTTTCAACACCGTTATGTTGCAATGCAGCAACCTTCATTGACGGCACAATGGTTTCAGGACTCATGTTATATTGCACAATCAAGTTAGGATAAAGGCTATTTAAGTCAAAGCTCATGACCCATTCATGACGTCCGATTTGTGGATCCTTAACAAAGCCGCCGGCATAATCTGCCTTAAAGGAACGTGTGTTGGGTGGAATAGCAATTTTCTTTGTTGCGAGTTTACGAAAGATGATACTATCCCAAATTGCAACAGTACCCAATGTATCTCCATAATTCACACCACCAAAGTATGATAGTGTAAAGACAAGATTAATCAAACCTAGCTTAGCCTCAAGACGTTCAATAAGCTCGATGTCAACGCAGTTATAGTCAATGAATTTTTGGTAATTCTTTTCATACAGTTCTGTAAGAGTACCATACTCGCTATAATCAATTTTATTTTGGCCTAAGACAACTTCAGCAATAAAATCCAAACGGTATGATTCTTGCGCGCCATACGTGTTGGCCGCAAACTTTTTGAATAGGTCAAGATAGTCGAGTTGCTGTATACCGTATAAGTTATAGAGGAAGTTTTCTTTACCTTTAATCACTACGCTCTTTTGCTCAACATAATTCCATGGAGACATTTTCTTTGCATCATCGGTACCTAGGACACGTGAAATACGATTCACTAGATAAGGAATATCAAACAAGCGGATGTTCCAGCCAGTGACAACATCAGGCGTATTTAATGTATCATTCCACCATGCTAGGAAGTCTTTTAGTAAAGCAGCTTCACTATTAAAGCAACGATATTCTTTTTTAAGATGCGGGACGCTCGATGTAGCTGCATCATAATCCTTTAAACCCCAAATGATGTAATGGTCTAGGCGGCTACTTTTTAATCCGATAGCAGTAATTTCTTGATCGGCAACGGATGGTTCTGGAAAGCCATCATCAGAGCGGCATTCAATATCAAGCGATACAACATCAATCTTCTTTGAGTCATATGATATTTCATTTGGATATTTAGATTGAATAAATGCAGGTATATGCCGATCATTACCATATACCTTAAAGCTTTCAATATCTTCATAGCTTTTACAAAATGCACGGCAATCTGACATGCTATCAAATGTTATCGGCTCAAGCGGTAAGCCGTCCAGTGAACGCCATGCAGCATTCTTATCTTTGCTTTCAAGATAGAGCGTAGGTCTAAATTTATGAGTAGTGTAAATCTTTTGCCCATCAGCATTATAGCCACGATAGAGCAGTGTATTCATTTTACGATCAATGCAAGTGTAGAATCCATCCATAATATATGTTTATTATACATCAAATCGGTGAAGATGTAAATAACAATCTTCACCGATTTGATTTTTTATTTATGTTAGTTTATTATGATATGACAATTTTACGAGGTTTGTTTTCGTCAGGAATAATACGGCGTAGTGTAATACTAAGTATACCATGCGCAAGTTTTGCATCAGCAACCTGTACGTATTCAGCAAGCGTGAAGCGACGCGTAAATTTACGTGTGCTAATTCCGCGATGACAATATTCGCGTTCTTCCTTATTTTCTTTTTCACCAGTGATCACTAGTGAATTCTCCTGTGCTTCAATTGCTAGCTCTTCATTTGCGAAGCCAGCAACTGCAAGCTCAATAACATACATGTCATCAGCCAATTTTACCACATTATGTGGTGGATAATAATTGATGTTTTCTTTTAATACTGTATCAAACTCTGAAAAGAGTTGATCGAACCCAATGCCAAATGGCTTATATAAGTTTAGTTTCATTTTTTGTTTCTCCTAGTTAAGCGAGTTTTATATGTGTTGTCAACAGACCCTGTTAAGGCATCTGTCTTTTGCAGCCACCATGGCCGCAAAATTATTTATATTCAGGCAGCACGTATTCTTTAAAAGAAAGCAATTTTCTGCTGCTAATAATCTCAAAGAAGGTCTTGGCTTTTTCACCATTTAACTTCTTATAGTCAAATTCTACTGCACTATAGATTGGACGATAGTGTAATGTGCGCTCTTTTGCAACGAGTAATAGCTGACCGGTTGTTACCATTTCAGCTTTACTAATATCGCCTGTACGCACAGGATTCATAAACTTATCTTTATGTGGCTTTTGCGACATCGCCTCAAGAAAAGCGTGCGGATCATTTATATCAGTATCACGTAGGTAATTATTAACAATTTCCCAGCGTGTCTCTGAACTCTCGCGCGCAGCTTGTAAATGTGGATCGGTTGCATTTGCGCTATATCCTAAAGCTTTCATGTCAATGCCATGATTGGTACGTACACAATAGTTATCTTCTTTAGTAATTTCCTTTAAGCTGTAAATATACTTGCGGGGATTGTCTTCTGTGGCGTCATCTTTCTTTACTGTAAATCCGCCTTCAAGCAGATAGCAACTCTCAGGATTAAAGATAAATGATGCACCAGCCAATTCCATTTCAATAAGGTATTGTGCTGCCTCCTTTGGAGTTTTTACACGAAGAGCATTGCGTATTGCAAGGCCATCAGGAGAAACAATAGCTTTCTTCTTTTTATTTTTAGACAACATCTTTTCACCTTCTTTTTCATCGCTCTTAACGCTAAAAGATGCTGAGATAATAGATAAACCATATTCGTTTACACCTTCGGTCCAACGAGTAGTTTGATCATCAATAAAGAGGCGTTGAATGCCATCACGGTTTGAGTTAACAATTTTAATTGCTGTTGGGTAGTTGCGGTCACGATTTTTCGCACCAACCCAACCATACTTATTAATGTATTTTACTGCTACTACGCACATAAGCTTGTATCTAATATCTATTTATACAAAATAGGATTTACTTTATTAATTTTCGTAGCCCATTTACTAGCGCTACAATTAATTTTACATGTGTTGGTCCAGGCCATGGGAAGGTTAAACCAATCATACCAGTTGCGAAGAGTAACAGCATGCGTGTGCCATCAGTTCCGCCAAATAATGAGCCAAGAGAATATGTTCCGCCAACTGCGCGTAATATGTCAGAAAAGTCAAAATCAAAATTAGCGTCTCCAGTAAATGACATGTTTAACCAAATATATATCAGCATTCCCGCAACAGCAAATCCGCCAATGCGTTTTACCTTTGGGTGATTTTGTAAGAAATCATCAAGGCCGTGTAATGCTGCTGTGGTCCATTTTACGATCTTTGTTTGTGCAACATACTCAGCAATCGCTTTTTGTATGTCTGCATATGCATTAAATCCTGCCTTAATATATGACCATAACTTATTAAGGTTAAACCGTATTGCATTAAAAAATTTAAATACTCTGCTGTCTTTAAATAGTGAAACGACATCTTCAAGTTTCATTGCACCATATTGTGCAACCGATTTAATAAAGTCAAGCTTGCTCTTTATACCAGCAGTAAGTGTATCTAATATTCCTTCATTTAGAGCATGCCCTGATTCAATCACTGAAAGAGCGGCATAATAATCGCTCTCGGATTGAATAGATTCTGCTGTAAATTCTGAATATTTCTTCATGCTTTTTTCTTTACGTTGCCAATACTGTATTTTGAGCGCAATTCCCACTCTGACTTTTCGCGATGCGATATGATCTTTATTTGCTTTAGCGATGTGGTATCCTTTATGCTTTCTTTATGCGCGATTGAAAGCAAGTTCCAATCTGAAAGTAGCAGTGTAATTGTATTGCGACGCGCACAATCTTCACGAGTAAAAGTAGATGGTTTTCCATCCAACATAAAGAGTTCCTTAAAGTGTACAATAAAGTAACGACCTTGTTTATGCAAGATGTGACAACTCTGAAATAATACATTTTCTTCACGCTTACTAGAGATACCAATACGTGATAGTGTTTCTTTAATCTTTAAAAAGTCATCTGGGTCATGTAATACTACCTCCAACATATCAGTTGGAGTCCATTCAATCACCTCTGAGGGTTCATAATTTGTGTTCATAATGTTCTACTATGTATTTATAATAAAACATTTTTTACAAATTATCGTCCGCCATGATCATGGCGCTTCTTTAATTGCGCCAATGCAGATTCACTAAAGAGTGGAGCTACAGCTCTCGCCTTCTCTGCGCTGTAATCATATTCTTTCATAATGAGAGCTATACTTTCGCCATCATCAGCGCTCTTCGCCCACTTGCTAAAACGCTTACGCGGACGTATTGCATTTTTAAGAAAGTCATATTGCATCTTATGAGGTAAGCTGCTGTAACGATTCATTTCATTTGCAAATAGAACGCTATCATTAAAGTATGATAACCCTCGATTAATTATGAAAGGAACATACTGCCGATCCGCGCGTGACGGATCTGGCAGTGATTCACTAGTATCAGCGCTGCAGTCAACCATTAAGTCCGCTGCAGCCTGTCCACCGTTGATTGAATTAATAAAATCAAACGGTGTTAATTTTTTTATTTCTTTGTCCATTCAACATTTCCCATTAGTTCTGTCATGCAGGCAACCATGTTAAGTTCTTTATCACTAACAAAAGCTGCCTTGTAACTATAGTCAGCAAGAATAAGTACTGCTGACGGTATTGTAGATGGTGTTGCAAAATCATATAGGTTGTCATAAATTTTTCGGAATACTACGGTGCTGTCCAAGCTGCTATTATTTACCACCCAACTGCGCATGCTCTTAAAGTCTTTAGCTCTCAAATAGTTTGCAAGTTCGGCAATGCTTTCATCGCTCATGCCAACGAGAATTGCTGCGGGGATTTCTCCACTACTGCTATAACGCTGACATTCATTAATCACACGGCGCCAATCTGGCGCATAACGTATAATCAATTCCGCGAGTGTTTGTTCATGATATTTAATTCCTTCAGCTTGAAGAATAGTCATCATGCGCTTCATGAAGTCTTTAGCTAGAGGAGCTAGCGACTTTTTGTTTGTATTAAATTCAATTACACTGCATCGGCTGTGTAATGGTTCAATAATACGATTCTTAAAGTTGCATGTTAGAATGAAACGACAATTATTGCTAAACTCTTCAATAAAGCCACGCAGCGCTGGCATTGTTGATTGCGGATTTAAGTAATCTGCCTCATCAAGAATGACAACTTTATAGCCGCCAGTTAGCGATACAGTACTTGCAAATTGTTTAATCTTGTTGCGCAATACATCAATACCACTTTCTTCACTGCCGTTGATAAGGATAAAATCCAATCCCAACATATTGCATAGTGCTTTAGCGACAGTTGTTTTACCCAAGCCAGCAGTGCCAGCAAGTAATAGGTTAGGCAGCTGTCCTCCGCGCACAAGTTCATTGAATGTATTCTTTAGCTCTTTTGGCAAGATGCATTCATCAATTGTGCGCGGGCGATATTTTTCGACCCATAAGTATTCATCTGACTTCATGTTATTATATTATACCAAAGTGATGTGCTTGTAAACGTTTTTAATGTCTGCAGTCTCATTTTCAAATTGTGCAGCATTCTTTTTGTAATACAAACGGGATACTTTGCGTATAAGTGGTTTTGGCAACTCGAATGTTTCTGAGGCAGCGACAATGATCTCTTTAATTTGTTCGCGGCATTCGTCCATAGCTTCAAGTTGAATGCTAATTTCTTTTACTACATCAAGTAGTTCTTTCTTTGTTTTTTCGTCGGTCAAGTCAATCATAATATGTAATGTTTATAGGCGAGTGCTGGCTATAGAATATCATACTCTATAGCCAGCTGGTTTTTTATTGCGCAGCAGTATCTTCAGTTTCAGACGCAAACTTAAATTCAGTTTGGCCAGCATCAACAGTTGTTGATGTATTGGTTGTCTCAGCTGGGTTGTTTTCAGTTGCTTCATCTGCTGTTGGCATTATAGCTTTCAGCTTTTCAAACAGCCCTCCGACTACTTGAAATTCAGATGCTTCAAATGCTCCACGTCGTGAAGCGGTTGCAATGATGTTATGCATTAGGATAACATCATTCATTGTCAATGGTTGCGGTTCGTCTTGGTTCATAAGTTATGCTTTGTGGGAGGAAGATTTTTCGAGAGCAATGTAATATTGCACAGGTTGAGTTTCATTTTTCCAATGACTAATAAGTTTGCTTACATATGCAATGCTTACTGTATAATCACCTGGGATTACTTTAAGATTGGCAATCATGAATTGCAAATCAAATGTTTGCTTTTGCACGTTATCTTCATCAATGATTAATGAGAATGTATTTGACGCGCTATTTTTTGGATCAACAATGTTGAGTGTGATAACTCCATCCTCGCCGCAAATCGAGAGAACGCTATGACCTAATACGCCAGCTGCTTTACGAATTTGAGTGATTGTTTCAGCTGATAGACGCACGGTCAAGTCAGTTTGCGGCATATTAATTTTACTCTTTGGAGTTGTAAGAATGCTCTCATCAGCAAACCGATATGACGCACGGCTCTTACCAGATTTAAAGATTACGCTGCTATCGGTGACTGATAGTTCAGGTTCATTCATCAATGAAAACATGCTAATGAATTCATTAAGATCATAAATACCAAAGTTGGATGGAAAGCTTTCGCTAATCGTAGCTTCAGCCATAATGTTTTTTGCTTCGGAGATTGTCGCTAGAGGTTCACCTGCTTTAATAACCAGATTGGAATTAATGCTTGCAAAATTCTTTAGAATATCAAGTGTTGCTTGTGTTAGTTTAATCATATTGTGTAAAGTTATTATATATTGAAAAGTGTATAATGTAAATAGTTTTTATTGTTTTAACTCATAAAGAAACATCATGCTTACAATCGCGTGTGCCGTATGATGCAATCCAGATTCAGGGTCATGCGTTTCGCCTCGACGTATTGCCCAAAGATGCCGTTGTGCTGCAGCAAAATATCTGTTTTCAGCATCCTCCAACATCTTCCAGTTTTCACGTGAGTATTTGCTTTTCCCATATGTTAATGCGCGTGCCACTTCCTCAAGCGCATGTGGTGGTATTAGACTATAGTCAGGTTTTTCAGAATCGTATTTGACGCCTTGCATATGTGTTTCGTATAATACAAAACCGTAGCGGTGGATTTTCGCCCACCGCTACGGCTTCTTTTAACTTAATTAGGCATTCTTACGACCTTTGCTTGCCTTGGTAGGCTGGGCAAGGACATACTTACGCACAACACCACGACGTGTTTGAGTCTCATTCATTGCAATCGGCAACCCATGCTCAGTGCGTAGCGAGTTAACAACACGGCGAGGATCAGCAATGCCAGCAGAACGTGCTTCATCGATTGTGAACTCATGACCCGCGCTCAAGAATTCAGCGATTGCCTCTTTCTGAGTGTTGTTTTTTACGAGGCGCTTCAGTTTGTTTGTTTCAGTTTGTTTCATAACGTATTTTATTTTCTATTTGTTTGTTTGTTTGTTTGTGGTCTATTTATTACTATGTTTAGCGTAGACCGATCGCTAAAGTTTTCTTATGCAGATACCTCAGCGGTTTCAGGCTGAGCTTCTGCACCTGAGAGTTCTTTGATTTGATCACTATCAATTTTAGTGTAAAGGTCAAGAAAGGCTTCGCGTGTTTCAATCTCGAAGCGAGCAATGCACATGCTGATTGCTGCAAGGCGATCATTGAAGATGCTATATGCTTTAACAATGTGGCACAGGCGGCGTGTACTAATGAGTTCGTCCACACCCTCGGCTTCATATGTTCGGCGGATCACGTTACTCCATGCCACCAACTTATCGGTAAACTCTGAGTCATTGAGGTTTAGCGATTGCATGTGACGTGCTACGATGTCGTGCTCGACCTTAAAGGACGGATATTGTTGATCGATTGTAGCGACAAATCGCTCAATGAAAGCTTCATCAATAATAGTAGCCGCGCTGTATCGCCCATCTTCACTGCCTCGGCCTTTGGTATTGGCTGTGGCAATAACATTGAAGCCTGCTTTAGGCGTGATCACTTGCCCGATCTTTTTGATAAGAATCGGTTTGCCTTCAAGCACACCTTGTAAACACATGATCTTGTTACTGCCGCGGTCAAGCTCATCAATAAGGAGGATGCAACCGCGTTCCATTGCTTTAATTACTGGACCTTTTTGGAAAACTGTCTCGCCATTGATGAGACGGAATCCACCAATGAGATCGTCTTCATCGGTCTCTGGGCTGATTTGAACGCGGACATATTCACGCTTGAGTTTAGCACACGCTTGTTCTACCATGATGGTCTTACCGTTACCGCTCATCCCGCTGATGTATAGTGGGAAGAACATCCGTGATTCTATGATTCGTTGGATGTTCTTATATTCACCCCAGCGGACAAATGTAGGATCCACTGCAGGGATAAAAATGTCATCATTGGAAACTGACGAGACGCTAGCCGCAAGTTGAACGTGTGCAGCCTGTGGCTTAGGAGCTGGTGCAACATGTGCAACGATTGGGGAGGCCGAAAGTGCAGCAGCCATAACAGCAGCGCCGACGGAAAGACCAGATAGGTCAAATTTGCCATGTCCAACACGGCGTGCATTACCGTGAATGTTTTCACAAATTTCACGGTACTTAAGGCCATGAGCACGCCCAACCTCGTAAATTGCTTTGGATGTTACAGCACCATTTGCGTCAGCGTGGTGCTGGATGAGTTCGGCAATGGTGGCTTCAATTTTCGCTTTGTCTAACATAATGTATTTTGTTTGGTATCGGTTACAGATTTATTATAAACTATTTCTTAGGATTTGTAAATAGAAAAATGCTAAAATATTCATTTTTTTCAAGCAATAATTTCGGCAAATTTGCTCAGGAAAACACGGTTCGTTTTTTTGTCCGTATTGAACTTGGTGAATGCCTTAGCAATTTTGTTTTGAGAAGATGCACTGGTGTAATCAATGTCCTCATCAAGATCAGGATTGAATTCCTCATCACTGTTGACCGTAAGATTGTTATCGGCATCAAAGATAAAGTATGCATCAAATTTGAATCCGCCCATCACAGTGAAACACTTATCACGACGTGCAGCGTTCATTTGCGGTTTAAAGCGCTCAAGAGCATTGGCCCATGTTATGATGTTCTTACCTTGATATTGCATTGCGGCAATACAGTTATTCTTGAATGTGCTTTTATATTCTGCAATGAAGAATCCAATCGTGGTCACTCCGCATGTCACTTTTAAATTTTCAATAAGTTTTGCATACATATGTCGATCACGGTGATCGATAATAATGTTGCGCCCATATAGTGGTAATACTACCTTAGAGGAATATGCTGTCTTTTTTTCATATAATTTTGCACTGGTGTCAGCGCTCCATCGCAATCCATTTCCATCGCCGTCAGTAAGAAATACTACATTTGTCTTTTGGACATTATGTTTAGATTTGAAACGCTTAACGAGTTCATGTGCAATAATAACCGTCTCATGTAATGGCGTCCCATTTAGTACTTCATACCGCCCGCCTAGAGGGAACGCATTACTTGCACTACAGCTATTAGCTAAACCCCACCGCGTTTGTGCTTTAAGTTCTCGGCATGCGAGGTCAAATCGTTTTTTGTCAAGCGAAGAATGTATGAGTTGAAAAACCTTGGTATTTTCAAAGGATGCACTAAGGCCTGGGAGAGTATCCTTAGGAGTCATATCCTGCATCCGATCCGGTTGAGTTGATGCATTATAGACGTAATGAGCTTCAATACTTGTGAATCCATAAACTTCAAATGGAATACCCACGGCTTTGCAAAAGTACACAAGCTGCAGAGTCTGATCAATGACGCGGCCGATAGTGTTTCTCATCGAGCCAGAATAGTCAATGAAAAACATCATACCATGATTCTTGGCATCTGCTAGCGATGTCACGCTCTTAAAAATGTTATCCTCGAACTTGTAGGCATGCAAACGATTCACGTTGATTGCACCAGTGTCGGATGTCCGTGCACGTGAATATTGATATGCAGCTTTGCGCCGCTCAAATTCATTTACAAGCACCGAAATATTCTTAGCGGTAGTCTTTTTAAATTCTTTCCAAACATCATTGAATGCAGATGAATTCATAACTGCTTCATAGTGAGCTGGCATTGATGTACGGCGATCTTCCATAACTTCCTCAACGCTAATAACGCTCCGCATCATATCTTCAACCCTAGGAGCATTTGCTATTGGATATTCACCCGCTTCAGCTTGCAGCGATTTTAGGTTGTCCTCAATATTGCGCTGTGTAGCTGAAGTCAATTCCTTGTTATCAGCGCCACTCTTTGGACGTTGTGTTTGTGATTTTTGCGGCGGTGCAGATTCTTTTTGCGACTCACCGTCATTTGCAGTGTTATCTTTATCATCACATGGAACCGTGTTGCCGTCATCAGCGGATTCACCGCCTTGCTGTGCAGTGCCATCAGAATCGGATGCATCATCATCATTGTCGGATTCTTCGGATGATCCGTTGCTAGGTTGCGAATTTTCAGTATCAGAGCTATCTTTATTATTTGACGGCGTATCGGCTTGTTTACCAGTTTGCTTGCCAGTTTGCTTGCCGTCATCTGAGGCGGATTCACCACCTTGAGGTGCACTGTCTTCTTTAATGCTGTCCTCTGCAGATTGATTTGTTTGTGGCTGCTTTTGCTTTTCATCATCATGTGAATCGACATATGCAGCAATTTCTTTACAAAGTATTAATACGTCATCATATGTTTGTGCAGCAATGCAGCGGTTGTAAATATCAGTCTCTTCAGCATTAAACGGCACATTCACAAATTCACCAATCTTGGCGTGTATATTTAAACGGTCGGCAAATCCAAGATCTTCAAGACGTTCTCCTGCAATTTTGAAAAAGTCTTTCTGCACAAAGTATGAATACCCTTGTTTAAAAGAGTGTACCAATCCTGGGTAGTTATTCTTGATCATCCGCTCAATACGAATGTCTTCAACGATGTTGCCAATATCAAACGGTACATTTGGCAACTCAGTTTTAAAACGGTCAATTGCATCGGATGGAGTATATAGAGCGTGTCCAACTTCATGGCCGATAAGAAGATCGGATACGTTTTTATTATCTACATTCCATGTTGGAAGACCGAGGATCCGTTTTTTAATATCGAAAAATGCGGTATGGTAATTACCCACACAAACTCGGATATTTTCTTTGGCAAGTAATTTTGCCAGTTTGGTTTGTGATTCACGATTAACAGCGGCTGCTTTCATTATGTTACCATAGTACCGTAAAAATCACACTTTGTAAATAAAAAAGTGAAAAAAATGAAAAAAAGTGAAAACCCTATTGGCGTATATAGGTCTTCACCGTGCTGAAAAAAAGTGTTTTTATGACATTTCCTTGATTGTTGTGAAGTTTTTCACCTTTTGGAACTCGATTTTGCGGTCAAACTTGCTCTCAAGGAGATCTTGTTTGTGGCTAATTACAAATATACGCGTATCCGCATCGAGTGTATTCATGATCTTCAATAGGTTGTCAACTCCGTCCGTATCTAGGCTTGCATCAAAAACCTCATCTAGGATGAGGATGTTAACATTGCTACTATTCTTTAGTTTGGCAATTTCCCGCCATGCAAAGAGTAAGCTTAAATCGATTCTTTGCTTTTCGCCTTCGCTAAATGAACTATATGTAAAGTCATCACGATGGCGGCTCTTGATTGTCTCCGTAAAATTTTCGTCAAGATTGAAGAGCACAAAGAAGTCAAGCATTTGCAAGTAATGATTTATGAGCTTATTCATTACTGGTAGATATTGGCGTATAATCTTCGTTTTGATGCCAGTGTCCTTTAGCAGCTCAGCAAGTACTTCGTTATACATGCGCTCGTCGAGTTGTGTTGCGCGCGTCTCGTTATGCGTGTTGTGCTCAGCGTGTAGATTATCAAGTGTAGATTGAGATAGCTGTAATTCAGCATCTTCATGACGTGTTTGTGCAAGCATACTCAAGTCAGATATACGACGAGTAAATCCGTCAATGATTGTTTGATTTGAATATGTCTTGTTATGAATCATATTACACCTTTTTAGTTCATCTTGTGTCTTGCGTAATGTTTCCTCAATTTCTGCTAGTGAAAAATTTAGTTTAGTATATCCTTCGTGCAAACTCTTTGATTGTGACTTGCAACTGTCCATTTTAACGTTTCTAAATTCTGCATCAATGTTTTGATTGCATGTAGGACACTCTTCATGATTTTCATAAAACTTTGATTCACTCACGAGCTTATGAATATTATCCTTTATCTTGTGGTGATAGCTTAGCAGCGTGTTGCGTGTTTTTTCATTTGCTGCTAATTGTAATTGCATGCTTGTGTGTTGCGTTGTATATTCTGCATGCAACAGCTCATTTTCATCTGTCATGTCATTTACACTAGCTTTTAGTGTTTCGATTTCTTCCAGATATTGTGCTACACTATTTTCATTAATTTGCTTAAGGCTTGCAATGTTTGTTTTTTGTAATTCAATCTTTTCCTTAACACTGCCTATTGCCGATTCTGTATCGCGTATTTGTTCACGCAGCTTTGCACTATTTTCCTTGAGAATACCATTCATCTTGCTAAAGACGCCAATGTCAAGCAAGTCTTCAATAACCTCGCGGCGGTGGTGCGCACTAAGCTGCATAAAAGGAGTAAAGTTACTGCTGCCCAATACAACAACCTGATGGAAGCTTTTATGATTAAGTTTAAGAATATTTGTCTCAAGCAACTTTTGATAGTCGCGTGTATGTGATTCTTGATTAATCAATACGCCATTTTGCCAGATTTCAAAGATGTTAGGCTTTAGGCCACGCACAATGCGATAGTTGTTGCCATTCAGTTGGAACTCGATAGATACAAGGCAATTCTTTCCGTTAATGCTATTAACAAGTTGCGGCTTATTGATGTCACGATGCGGTTTGCCAAAAAGCACAAAGGAAAGTGCATCAAGCATAAGCGATTTTCCGCTACCATTATGACCGACGATTAGTGTAGAAGCAGTGTCATTAAAATTAACTGTGATTTCGTTATCTCCTACGCTTAAGAAGTTCTTGTATTGTAATGTTGTAAATATAATCATATACCGTCTGTTAATTGCGATTCTAAATAGAGTTCTTGTAGTTTTGTTTTAATACGATTCTTATCCAAATCAGTTTCAATTGCGTTTACATAGCTGTTTAGCAATGAAGGAGTATCAGATACCTCAAGTGTTTCATTGTCTATTGCATCTGCATTATATTCAGTGAATGACTCCACAATCTTTAAGTCAAACGGCTCAGCTGCATTAATTGCATCAATATATTTGTCAAAGGCATAAGGATCTTTTTTACCAGTAACTACAATCTTAATGTATGATCCTGCACAATCAGCTGCAGAAGGCGGAGTAGGCACCTTCAAACTATCATCATAATAGAAACGTTTGAATAACGTTATGGCATTACGTATTGCGGTTAACTCACGTGTTGATGTATCTAGCACGTGGAAATATTTTGGGTCATTACAGTCGGCCCATGTAAGCTCATAAGGTACACCAAGGTAATGAATATTATCACGGCTGCTCTTAGTATGAAAGTGGCCAGTAAGTACCATTTCATATCGTGATAATAGCGATGCGCTCATCCCATGACTAGTTGCCGGCGCGCCCTTCATCATTTCAAATCCTTCAAGCTCGAGGTGTGCACCAAGAATAGGGGCATTTGCTGTTGAAATAAACTGCATGGATTCTTCATAATTTTCTGCATTAATCCATGGCAATAACGCAACATTTAATCCATCATAATCAATTACAGTTGGACTCATGATTATATTCACACGGCTACTATGATATTGTAAGAGCGTAGACAAACTGCATAACGAATTGGTATTTCTAAAGAACACGTCATGATTACCTGGAATAACATCCATGGTCATGTCGTGTTCTTCAAGGCGGTTTAGGAACATTTCACGATTGCGTTCCAGCACTTTGTAATTCACGAACTTACGATGATCAAAATAATCGCCTAGATGGAGTATCTTTTTAATCCCATGCTCTGCGCAATATGGAAAGAATACTTCCGCGTAGAACTTCTCGGTATAGTCGAGAAAAATATCACTGCCGTTTTTAACACCAGCATGCGTATCTGTTATGATTACAATTTTCATAGCATAAAGTTATCAAGCGCACCCTCTTTAGTTTCAACGACGCTTGTTTTACGTGCAGGACGTTTTTTCTCAGGAGTGTCTTTGGCATCACGATAGCTTGTATTACGCTGACGTGCTTTTTCAATCATCGTTTCTGAGCCGTCATCGCCATCTCCAAAATCTGCAAAGTTTCCAATCCCACCTTTTTCAATAAGCAGTTGTTTAATGTCAGCCTGCTTCTTTTCTTTAGCAATACGTCGTAGGAATGCAAAGTAACTGATTTGAGTAAAGTATGAAAATGCATTTGCATTGCCAGTGCGTGTAGGTGCATCAAAATTGAAATTTTTAACAGCCTTAATACAATTCTCAACTGCATCCATAACCATATCTTCGCGATAACTATAATTCATGAAGTTTGGACTGCGTGACAGCCCGTTACAAATCTTCAAGAAAGATTCACCAATATACCGTGTTAGCTGCGGCGGTTCACGTCCTTCTGCAATTTCAGCCTTTACTGCTTTAACATGATCAGAGATGGCTTGTGAGAACTCCTTATTGTTAACGTAATCTTCGCCACGTGAGCGACGCTTTATATTTTCGTTTTTCATATTTTATATTATATACGGTTTTGATGAAATGTATATAGTTATTTTCACTGCACTGCATTTTTTTTCATTGCAGTGCATTTTTTTATTTACATGTAAAGACAAGCATGGTATAATAATCTATCGTTCAATATTATATATCCTATAACTTCCAACGATTAATCAATTTACTGCATGATGATTGTGATAACGGTTTATCAATTGCAAGAGAGGGATCTAAAGGATCAACGAGATCCAATAAGTTTAACAAACGATCAGTTATTAAAGCCTCAATATACTTTGATCGTACGTCATCAGTTGCAGCTGTAAGTGTTTCTACTGATCGTTTATAGATCGTACATTCCTCATTATCATTATTAACTACAAACGGCGTATATATTTGCCGATACCCGTTAGGGGCAACAAATAGCTGTTGTATTTCAAACGGGCAACGTAAAGTAATTGATGTATCGTCTTCCTTATAGGATTCTCCTATAAGTTTTCGCCCGCTGTTTAAACCATATATGGCAATCTTAGAATTTTGTATAGTATCAAATATTTTTTCAATCATTTGCAAGGTATCTCGTAGATTTTATAACTAAAACGTTCCTTTTCGTAAATCTTAATACGCTCTATAGCATGTACCATCGTATAATTCTTTTTCTTCTTCCATGCGAAATTATCTGAAATATCATATACGGTTGTCACACTACCATTATCGGATTTACGCAAGCCACGTCCAATACTCTGCAGGACTCGTATCTGACTCTTAGTAGGTGCGGCAAAAATAATTTGATGCAAGTTCTTAATATTAATTCCTGTCGAAAAACAATTAGAACTCGCCACAATGATAACACCACTTTCCCCAACATTAACTTCATCTGGTTTCATTTTGCGTTTTTCTTTCCTTTGCTAATTTTCTATTTGCTAACATCATTGCTTTCCATTCAGGGTCTGCCCATTTTTCTTTAAGTGAAGTTGAATTTGACCCACGTTTGCGGTTTTTCATTTTATCTCTAAAATTAGGATCTGCCCATTTTTCTTTAATAGCAATACCTGACTGCACTCGTTTATCTATATCGTTATTAACCTCTAATTACACCCAGGCAGATATCCACTTATCACATACATCATCGTCAATAGTAATATCTTTAGCATATTTTGTAGTTCCATCAGATAGGTTTACACTACTATCATTATTAACTTTAATCTTCTTTTTGCCAAATCTTAAAACAGTTTGATTGGTATGTTTATCAGTAATTTCACGTATGCTTTCGCGATCCGTTGCATTTACTTCACCGCTAACATAAAATACTTTGCGGCCTGCGTCTGCAAGTTCCGTTATGGCTGCATGTAATGGTTTACCATGTCGCTCAACAAGATTAAAGAGCACCAATGTATTTCCTGTTTGACTTACCGCAAGTTTGGAGATAAAACGATTACGCGGTTCATGCGAAACAATTGCATCAATCTCGCCTTTATAGTCAAGCTTTGAAACAATCTTTTTAAGTTCATCACTATGATTAAGTACAATACACTGTATCTTTAATTCCGCAAGTGTATCACTATCCATAAGTTCACGTGTAGTAATAACACGATGAACTGGACCAAAGTTACCAACAAGAACACGCTCATTGCACAAGCTGCCGTCTAGTGTGCCTGTTGTACCTATACGATAGCCTGCATTAACACAAGCGGCCATAATACTATTCAAGCTCTTTGCTTTAAATAAATGTGCTTCATCTCCAAGAACCATACCATAACGACGAAACCAAGAGCTATCGCATTTTATTGCGCTCTGCCATGTGGTAATTACAACACGCGCTTCAAAGGAATTCTTTTCTTTACCACTATAGATTTTATGTATCTCATGTTCAGTACTAAAGTCTTCATCTGCACTGGAATAGTCCGCAAAGTCTTTAGTCATCTGTTCAACAAGACTTGTGGTAGGTACAACAATAAGTACACTATCATCATGATTTTCAAGATACCAACGTACCATAAGGTAAATAATAAGACTCTTACCAGATCCTGTTGGCGAAATGATTAGGCTGCGTCCTTCAGCACAGGCATGCGAGTATGCATCCAACTGATAGCTGCGCGGCTCGATAACATTTGAGCCGTTCATAATTTTTAAGCTTTTTGCATAAGCTTGCAGCTCATCATGTGATGGTACAATACGAGATACTATATCGCCGTCTAACTTTACTTCATAACCTCGCTTACCTGCAAAGGATATAACTTCAAATAATAATCCATAAGGCAACTTACCAGTGCGCCCATCCATCAAGCGGATTTTTCCATCCCACATTTTATTGCGATAAGATGGAATAAATTTATATCCATCTGCATAAAATGTAAAATGTTCATAAAGCTCCATAAGAGCACCACCATCAGTTGAGGTAACTCTTAGGTATGCTTCATTAAGTTTATGTATCTCTAGCGTTGGCATACTCTATATTCCAGCTGTAAATCTACGGTGATCTAAGATGTTTTTAATTGTTGTGTGCCGCCACTTAATATTTTCCATAATATCTTTTAGTGTTTCAACAATTGTATTTTGATATTCCATTTGTCCTTGCAGCCGCATGATGTCAGGATCTGTAGTATAAAACATATCCATGTCACACTTTAATGGTTTAGCCATTCCTTTAAATGGATCATAAGCCCAGCCCTTTTCATCCATCTCTTCCTTTGTCATCTTGCCGTTATAATACATCCACTTATCCTTGCGAAGGTAAGCCATTGAGAGTTCCTTTTTCTTAAGGTTAAGTTTAGATAGGCTGTATAGCTCCAAGTATTTTGAATGCAATGATGCGCTCTTAATACTAGTTTCATCAAGATTCACTTCATCAATCTTGCTGTCTGTTTCCCACATTTTAAGTATATCATCAAGTTGTAGCATAATAAGGTATACTATTATATATCAATCTACAAATTCAAAATAATCATAACGAAAAGTAACATCCATTGATGCATATTCTGTTTCTGTTGATTGTACATTAAATTCCAAACCGCCCATGTTTGTTGGGAATGCATTTACAAAACGCACAACTCTTGACGTGTTATTATGATTGGTTATAAAGCTTAGCGTAATATCATGATACTTAATAGGTGATTCAACATTGCTGCTTAACCAATTGAAAATTTCTCGATAGGAATTTAATTGTTCATCAACTGCAACTCGAACGGTCAACGGATCATATGTGATTTTGTCGCCTGCTACAAATCCTGCACAGTTGCGATAACTTGTTGTAGTTTCTGGTAACGAGATTGAAGGAAAACTTGCACTCGTTGCAAAGTATTCCACATGTTCAAAATCAGGAGAACTAATCTTGAGCTTAAATCCAGTTAATGCTAGAAAGTTAGTATTCATAAATGTATTTATTAAGATAAAAAGAGGGCCACTCTTTTGAATGGCCCTCCTGGGTAGTCCTAAGGTAATAAGACTTAAATTAATTACGCTGCATTATTGTATGTAGAACCACCGATACCAGTCACATTAAATGTACGGAAGTATGGGTTAGCACCGTTTGTGCCAAGTGGATCACCACTTACACCACCAGCAAATGGATTTGCTACAAGACCATAACGTGTCTTGAATCCAATTTTTGGTTGGAATGTTTCAGGATCAACCGCACGAACCATAGTAAGTGGAACGTATGGGCAATAGAACATACCAGCGTCATACGCGTTTGTACCACGATAACCAACGGTTACATAATCAGCTGTGCTGAATGGGTCGATGAATACTTTCAAGCGGCCATTGATCATACCAGCAAATACGTTACCAGTGTCATCAACGTTAAGGTTAGTTGCAAGTGCTGGAGCATAGTCAAGAACACCAGCTGCTGCAAGAGCAGATGCTACGTTGCTGCTGCAGATAACAACGTTACCTTTGCCACGACGTGTTGCTTTAGCAACTGCATTTGCTTCAACTTCAATTTGGAATAGAAGAGATTTGAATTTCTCAACTGCCCAACGGCCGTCTGCATCTTGGTCCATATCGAAAGAACCGTTAATACCGCCACTGACAGCTTTAACGTTAACAGTATCGATAACTTCACGGTTGATTTCAGCAAGGATTTCAACAGAAAGGATGTTAGCCAATTCTGCTTCAGCATCAAGTCCGTGAACAGACTTAAGGTCTTGAGCAAGTTCCATTGTGTATTCTGCTTTAAGAGCGCGTGTCTTAGCAGTAACGGTTGTCTTGTCAACAGTGAATCCCATGTTACCAAAACCACCACCAGCAGTTGTACGTCCAACTTGAACAGTACCAACAGTTGGATCTGGGTCAATGTAGCTGTTGTTTGTACCGTCGCCTGTAAGTGCTTCACCTTGTGCAGTTGTAACTGTACCAGAGAATGCAGTGATAGGCTTGTTGAAGAGTGCTTCAGCGGTATTTGCACCAGCTGCGTTTTGATATTGGCTCTTCATAGCAAAGATCAAGCCTGTTGGCATGGTCATTGGCTGAACACCTGCAATATCGTAAGCAACGATATTTGGCATTGCACGACGGACGAGGCTGATAAGAACTGGATCCCAGGTCTTGATAGCGCCGCCACCCGAGCCAATTACGTTGTCTTCTGTAATGAAGCCAGCGTGTGAACGCTCTTCAGCCAGTGCTCTTTCTTGGTTTTCAAGCAACACTGCAGTAATAGACTTACGGTAGTTGTCCTTGAACTTTGGGGCATCTTGAGCTTCCAAAATTGGAGCCCACTTCTTTTCTAGTTGTTCTGAATTAAACATAATAGTTATTTTTATCTAGTTGTTGTTTTTTGTTTGGGGTTGGAACCTTTATCTCGTTATTGAATATTTGCTGTATTAGCTTTATTCAAGCGGGATATTGCGGTTAAATATTTTTGCATTGCAGGTGAAACATTTGGTTGTGTTTCAGTTTCATTCTCTACAATAGTTGAGGTTGTAATGTACGAATCAGCGTCTGCTGTGCTTTCGGTTAGCGAATCATCTGAGGTTTGCTTTTTGATGTAAAATTCTTTAATGGTTTGCACTTTTTTACGGAATGCAGTTTCATTAGTAAACTCAATATCTTCAAGCAATTCTTTAAGCTTTTCAGCTTGTGTATCAGCTAGGTCAGATGTGGATTCTGCAATAATCTTTTCACGAGAGATTTCTTCAACCTTTTCAACCAAACCACTAAGGAGATTAAGCGATTCTGCAAGTTTAGATTCTGCAGCTTCTTTTTCTTCTTCGAGTTTAGCATATAGGTCAACCTTGCTCTCAGGTACTTCGATATAATTTTCTTCAAAGACTGTCTTCAATGATTGCATAAAGTTTTCTGCAATTTGAGTGCGTAAGCTACTCTCAACAGCAACTTTATTATCTTCAACCCAGCTCTCAACTGCATATGTTAGATAATTGTCAATCTTGTCAACAAGTTCTTCTTTAATAGTTTCCACTTCTTCAATAAGTGTAACTGCATAGCTTTCTTTAAGTGCTTCTTCAACTTCTTTGATTTTGCTCTTTACGGCAGCTTCAAAAATGATGCTAGCTTTTTCTTTAAACTCTTCAGTTAAACCTTCTTCGCTTTCAACGAGACGAGAGATATCAGATGTGTCAATTGTGATTTCAGATTGGGTGCCTTCTTTCATGTCTTTATTTGCTTCATCCTCCATTTCTTCATCTTCCATTTCTTCGCCAAGGCCACTTGTAAGAATTCCGATTGCAGCACCATAGTCGCCGTCGGCTTTCTTAAGAATGCCTTCTGCAGTTGCTGTTGCTTTATCTTCATCATACTCGTCGCCGTGTGCAGCTTTCAATACGCTCTTAGCATATTCCATAAACTCTTTATCAGAGCTTACTTCAGCTTCTTCCATTGATTCGTCTTCTTTGCTTCCTTCGCAATTACCTTCAGCAATCTCAGATGTTTCCTGATCCTGCTCTAAGTTTTCGTCGAGAGAAAGTAATGTTTCTTCGCTGATATCTTCAATGATATCATCGGTGTCTTGTATATTTGTATTTGCCATATATTACTTTTCTTTCTATTAGAGTTTGGAGAGGAAATCATTCCAGATTTTTATTTGTGCTTCGGCAAGATTTGCAGAAGAAGTCTTTGTGATTTCTGTCTCATATTTTTCAAGCTGTTGCGCTTTCAATAAACCATTATCCCAGATCCATTCAACACCTTCCATGATACCATTTACAAAAGCAGATGGTGCACTTGGGTCTTGAACAATATCAACTGTTGACAACACGAAGTCGTCATTAACAAGGGTTTGGCCATTTTTATTTGCAACGGTTCCCATACCACGACTAGAGACGCCTAACTGACAACCACCTTCCAATAGTCCTTTCACAATTTTACCCATTGGTGTATCAAGTATAAGCGCCTTTCCAACAACATCATTACCGTTCCATTGGAGTTCAGTAATGCGATGCGAAACTTTATCAAGGTTAATAGCAGGACCTTCAGGATGATTAAGCTCACCAACTGCACGTCCTTTATTAACATATTCGGTTACGTATGTACGTACCGCTTTTTCTAAAACTGTTTTAGGATATATTCTACGATTACGGTTCATTTGTTCGGCTTGCATAAAGACACCATCAATGATGAATTTCTTTTCGCCATTTGCAGCAGCTTCTGCAATGTACCGTATATTCTCGGTATGTTCCGTAATTAATTTCATAGTTACTATAATGTTTATTTATAAAAAATCATTTTTCAACAAGGCATTTATATTTTGCAATTATGGAACTGCAGGGTAATTGGTTGTCTTTACATATGCAGCTGTAATTTTTGCTGCAGTAAAACCGTATATCATTATCCTTTACGATGTGTAAGCTGAAATTTAACACTAGTAGTACCAGTTGATCCAGTTATTTGCACTGCTAACTTTTTACTTAAAGGAGACACGACGAAATGTAATGATGATGAAGTCATCGTCAATACAGTTCCAGAAGAGTCTCTAAATGGAGCAAATACATCAGAGCCATCAACATAGCCTACTGTTGCAGTGCAGCTGCCAAATGTGCCTGATACATACATCACATAATCACTGCCAGTAAATGGGGCATCTAATGTGTACGTATTGTTTGAAGTTATAAGAGTATTTTCAACGTATGGTATCATAGTGGTATTTATAAAAATATATCTTTATGATATATCAGTTTCGTTATAGATGCTTGATGTCAACTCAACTTTTTTAATGTCGAGTACTGTGCGCACCTTATCTTGTATAATCGCGTTAAATGCAACATTTGCCGCAAGGTCATCGCCGGTTACTATATTTTGTATTAATTCTTTTGTGTCTTCCATATATTTAATAATTTACATTTCTTCTTCGCCTTCAGGCACCTCAGGAACAGTTGTTCCTTCAGATGCAATTTCGGCATTCATTTTTTCAATATCATCATCGCTTTGATTTAAGATATTACTACGTACATATTTTTCGCTATAATACTTACCGATATAACCTGATACAGATTCTAACATCGCTAGGCGCTCTTTCATGATTTCAAAATCTTTAAGCTCGCTAAAGAAGTTATCTTCAATATAGTCAATATTAATATTTTCACGTATACTTTCCCAGTCACCTTCTGTTATGATTCCTTTTAGTAATAGTTGTAGCCGCAGCGCGTCAACAAATAAAACTGAGAATTTCTTACGTAAACGGTTAATGAACTTTTGGTACTTAACTTCTTCACGTGATATTTCACTTGCACGACCTACATTAAACATAGTCTCGCCTTCAAGACGATTGACTGGAATATTTAGCGAACGATATAGTTTCTTTTGGAAAAAGACTACATCTTCAATCTGACTAAGATTTTCGCCACCTGGCAGCGTTGTGATTTCTGTACCACGGCCACCTTCACGACGCGGTAACCAAAAGTCTTCAAGCATACTCATGCTCTTACGGTCATCGCGTATTTCGCCAGTGTTAGCATCATATACTAACTTGTTGCGATACTTTGCCATAATACCTTGCACATATTCTTCAGCTTTACCTTTTGGTAGGTTACCAACGTCAATATAGAAAATACGACGCTCAGGTGCACGTGCTATACGATAGATAACCAAAGAGTCTTCCATCATACGCAATTGATTTACAAGTTTTACGCTCTTATGTAGGTATGATATTGAATACTTTCCGCTTTCGTCCAATATACCAGATGGTACATATACAACGGTATTAGGATCAATCTTAACTCCGCCATTGGTTGACGAATTGCCAAAATCATCGGCATAAAGAAAATATTCTGAAGCAAGTTCTGTAACCTTTATACCTGTTGCTTTATCAACTTTAGTAGTAACCTCTTTAATTTTTCTAATCTTAAGAGGATCAATTGCACGTATTTCTTTAATGCCTTCTTTTGGTTTTTTAGTGTCAACCATTAGATGGAAATATAACTTGCCGTCAATATACCAACGACGAAAAATATCATAACCGTTATAGTTAAATGATAAGAGCTTTAAGATTATATCAAATTCTTCACGTATCTTTTTCTTAATACTTTCAGGCTGATCCAAGTTATCCATTATAATATTAACTGGACTACC